AGAGAGCAGTTTCAACGGCAAGTGCTGGAAACCGACGAATACTACAACGGCATCATCAATGTAAGAGTAGGCAGCAGTAAAAGTCTTCTTGAAAATCTAAAACTTCATTCCAATAAAACTTTGTAACTTTTGACATCATGGCTAGCACAGGCCTAAAATCGTGTGCTCTGGACCTGGATCTCGCATCACAGGGATGGAAGACCCGTCGTGTCAACGGGCACTCAACCACTATCCTTGACCGGACGATGATCGCAAAATGCCGCGGTTTGGTTGTTGACGATATTTGTTTAGGCAAAATGAGCAGGGAGAACCTGCAGGTCAGCGCACAAGATAGCGTTTGTGCGCTTGCTGCCGTCAGTATAAAGACGTGGCTCGAGGTACCGGCTGACCGCCTCTGTAATGCCACAACGCTGTGTGATCGCGCGACTCGGATGATGCGACATCTTTGCCCGGCAACGGGCAAAGTGTGATCACTTGATCTGGATGATACGTAAAAGAAAAACGTTGATGAGCGCAGCGAAATCAACGGATCTACGGAGTAGATCCCTTATTGATCAGGCCAATCTCTAAACAAGGCATGTTGTATATTGCTGCCAACAAACTGATTGAAACTACGATGCTTGTCTTCAAGCTCGCCCTGGAGGGGAGCAACACGACGGAACGCAGCATCCATCTGTGCCATGTCCTGGAATTCCATCATGATATGCCATTCTGGCAAGTCAGCGATGCTGCGGAATCCCATCTTGCAGCGTGTGATACGATAACTCAACATTTTGTTCTCATGCACCAGATGATCAAGGAAACCACGCATGTTCGTGACCCACTCTAGATCTGATAGGTCTCCGTCTTTGTCAGCCCAAATGTGATAAATGTCGGCCATTATGTGATTGGTCCCAGTATTTCAAATCCCTGTATCTCTTTCTTGTAGGCGTGTGCTTGATCAAGATAGAGATATTGGAAACCGCGGTCACGGTAAATTGCGCATTCAGTCTTGAGAGATTCTATTCCTAGTCTTTTTTGCGGATCATGGTAGGTCCAAGCAAACTGATCGCACATGGCATTGTGCTGATCGTAGACCACGATAAGTGAGAATGCCACCAATTGATCCTGATCATAATACCCAATCACATCTGTGTTGGGATCTAGATATCGCGAATCAAAAATGGGCATGACAGAATCAAACTTTTTATATGCACAGTATGTGCGATAGATGCTGTTGAGCTGTTCTATGTTGGGGTCTCTCAGGTATTGCCATGTCACGGTGGCCTGATAATTGGTTTTTGAGAGGTTGATTCTAGCAAACTTGTAGCTCACTGGCGCGGATCCTCGCGCAGGTAAAACAACTGCTGTAGATATTCTTCGGGCCAGCCTTGATAATAGCCACGTCGAGCCAGTGTCCTAGCATGCTCCTGTAACTTGTCCAGTCTCTGAACCAGCATCATGGCCAATTGGCCATGATTCATCACAACGCCCAGCACTTTTTCCAGCGAGCTGGGGTGATCCGCTAGGGCAAACAGTCCCTGTGGCAGCAGCAGGTCTTGGTTCACTTGATACACTGCGTTGTTGAACTGATCTGCTGTGAACGCAGCGGGATCGTAGATCCACACAATCACGTCGTGGTCAGTGAGATCTACACCCACAGCATCGCGGCTGGGATCCTGGCCGGGTCTGATGTCTACTCTTTGGTTCAATCGAGCAGCGCGTGCATAGGGACACGGTGCCCACCCGCCCAGCTGGCTGTTGGGCTGTTCAACAAAGTGTTCCAACCACTCCAACACTGATTGTCGAGCTGATTCAAAATCCATGTTAAAAGAATGGCAGTCCGGTTTTCTTGGTTGTTTCAAGATTGTCTTTGATGATGTCATTGACGATCTGGCGTTCACTGTAGGTCATGTTCATGGCCTGATCAAGATTGATGCCACCACGCATGTGCCAGATCATCTTGAAGATGTCGGCCCGGATATCACGGGCCTCGTTCTCCATGCCTTCTATGTACCTGCCAACCCCAGCGGCATCAAGAACTAGGAGGCGGCTCCGAAAAAATTTGTCACATCCAAGGTCACCGACTGCTCGTATTGATGACCACAGTTGAGACAACTGAGATCCAGGCCCGGCATCTCACCGCGCTTCTTGTTCTGTATGATATAGTCTCTCACGCGAGCAAATGTGGCACGATCAGCGTTGGTGAGCCACTCGTGTATGTAGGCCTCTTCTGTGACCTGTGCCGTGGGCGTCTTGATCAATCGTATGTTCTGGCACAGGGCATTGGTGGTCACGGCCGTGATCTTTTTCAGCGCATCGCCCAGGAGATTGGCTCGTTGCTCGGCTGGTAGGTCGGGGTCCTGCATGGCCTGCAGCATTTTCTGTTCTTCAAACTGTGCCATGTTGTTGGCGTTCATCTGCTGATAGGTCATGGGCTTGAGGTAGATTTCAAGATCACCCAGTTGCATGGCAGCACCGTAGTCGGGCACTGATATCTTGTCCAGCATCACGCGCAGATCCACACCATAGCCACGTTCAGTGCCGCAGTTGGGACACACTGTTTCAATATTGAGTTCGTGACCGTATGTGGCTATGCGTATGGCAATGAGTATGGGGTCAATGTCCATGCCCGGAACTGACCATGCATTTTTGATGTTGGGCAAGCAGCTCTGTATCACATTGACGATGGCGCTGCCGTTGAACAAGCTGTCTGGTGTGCGGTAGGTTATCTCGTCCAAAGTGGTCATGGGCAGCACAGGAAATTCCCCGTTGGCAGGAATGTCTATGGCGCCAGGTGCGTAGAATTGCCCCTGGCTGGGCAATCGTATGTGTATGGCAGGCTGACGGAAATATGTTTGTAAAGGGTTAGAGTTCATGGGTATCCTGGCGATAAATATCTTGCACTTACTTATATTAGCAGAAAACCATGGCCGATCAAATTGATATCGACAATCTAGTAAATCAGCTGCGCGAAGCTACTGTGGCCATGAATCGCCTGGGCGGTACCGCTGCCACGGGATCAACCGGCAGCAAAGACATCAATCGCCTGATCCAGGCACTGGCACGTCTGGGCGAAAAGTTTGATCGCACCTCAAAAAGCCAAAAACAACGCGACAAAGACATCCAAGACTTCATTGACGATGTTGACAGCGCAGCCAAGAGCATCGAGGACCTTGACAAGGCAGCTCAAGAGCAGGCTCGAGCCGCAGAAGAACTAGCAGCAGAACTGGAACGTTCGGCACGCCGGGCCAGCCTAAGTTCTGAACAACTGGCAGCTGAGGAAGCTCGTGATCGCAAAGCAGCTCGCAACAAACAGGCTCGTGCTGAACTTGAACAGTTGCGTGCTCGCCAGGCCAAGGAAGTAAATTACAGTGCCTTGCTGGCCCGGGCCAGGATGGATGAACTGGCTCAGACCAAGACGCTGCAGGCCAGACTAGAAAGCCTGGGCGACACTATCACTGATAGATTTGGCACCGACGCGGTCAAGACCCAAATGGCCATGATCAAGTTGCAGGGTGCCATCAAAAAGACGCAGGAATCTGCGCAACAGCTGACTTCGGCATTTGTGCGAGGCATCGGCGATCTTGCCATGAGCATGGGCAGCTTTGCCACCGATGTTGGTGATGGAGCCAAGAGTTTCACACAGTTCAATGGCTTGATTGACAGCGTGACCAATGCTCTGGGCGAGATGGCCAAGGCCATACCCTTTGCAGGTGAGGCCATATCTGGCGCTATGAAGCTTGCGGCCGAAGGCGCCAAGTTTGTCCTGGACCAACTGCAAAAGACCGCAGACAGTTTCAATGAGCTGGGCGACATAGGTGCCCTGACCGCAGGCGGACTCACAGAATTCCGGCAAGCACAGCTGGACACTGGTGTTAGCCTAGATGTGTTCAAGAAAGCCATCGCCGACAACAGCACCACTCTAGCTAGATTCAGTGGCACTGTGGGCAGCGGTACACAACGATTCACCAAGGTCTTGACACCGCTCACTAAACAAGGCAGTGAAACCAGCGCAGAACTACGCAGACTGGGATTCACGCTGGGCGACATCAGTGAAGCCACAGGCAACTATATTGGTCTACAGACTAGATTGGGACGGGCGCAGCGCAAGAGCAACGAAGAGCTCTCCCAAGGAGCCGCCCAATACGCCAAAGAATTGGATTTGCTGGCCAAGCTCACAGGCAAGAGCCGCAAAGATCTGCAAGCACAACAAGAAGCAGCTCTCAGCGAAGGCCGCTTCCGCGCAGTGATTGACGAATTAGGTCAGACTGGCCCTGCGGGTGAAAAGGCAGCCAAAGAATTACTGGACTTCCAGACTAGGGTATCGGCTGTGTCTTCTGAACTTGGACAGGCCATACGCGACACCAGCACCAATTTTACCAACAGCGAAGCAGCAGTAAAGGGATTCAATAGTACTTCAGGACAGCTGGGACCCATCATAGATCAGCTGAAATCAGGTGCTATCAGCCAAGACGAGGCCTATCGTAGATTGCAAGCAGCGTTGGGCAGCAACATTGAAACACAACGAGAATATGCCAAGGCCATGGGCGACGACGGTCCGTTTGTTAGACTGAACGAAGCCTTGGATGTGTTGCGCGGCGAAGCACAGGACGGAGCCAAGGCACTGAAAGATCAAGCCGGGCAGGTAGCAGGACAAGATCAGCTGACTGAAGAAACCGTGCGGGCACAACAGGGCATGGAACAACTCAGTATCCGGGTCCAAGAGCTTGCTTTCAACGCCATGCCAGATGCTGTCAAGGCCATCAATGCCTTTGAAGACACACTGAACGAATTCGTCAAGGTAATCAGTGAAAAATTGGGCATGGAAGGATTGGCTGGACCTGCTGGTCCTCCGCAAGAAGTCACTCCCGACGATATAGAAAAACTCAATGACGGCACCAAGGCTCTAAGCGATGCCATTGATATCGCAGTGGACCCAACCAAGATGATCGCTGATGCTGAAGCTCGAGAGGACGCTGTACAGCGGCAGCAAGATGCCAATTACAAGTTGGCCACCCGAACAGAAAAAGCCGGCATCATCCTAGGCGAAGCCATCAACGACACAGCAGAAATCATTGGATCAGGATTTGATCTGATTGGTCTTGATCGCATTGGCCAGACCTTTACTGCCCTGGGCAAGTCAGGTCGCGAAGCCCGCGTGGCCAGCCAGGTTGAAACACTGCGAGAGACTGGTCGTATGGCACCCGCTGCGGGTGGTGGCAAGGCTGGTGGCGCAGCGCCTGGTGGTGCTGGCGCGCCCAAGGCAGGTGGTGGTGCACCCGCAGTGCCCCAAGCAGGCGGAGGTGGTCCTCCTCAGGGCGCAGTTGACGTGGCGCAGTTGTTCAACTTTGGCAGCGGCACAGGATCGCAGGCGCATTTTGACAAACTAGATCCTGGCTTCAAACAAAGTCTCATAAACCTTGCGCACGAATACAATCAATCTACTGGCCGCAAACTCACACTGAATTCAGCATATCGCAGCCCAGAAGAGCAGGCCCGTATTAACTCGGGCGGCAATCCCAAGGCTGCGCCAGGCCGCAGCAAACACAACGTGGGCTTGGCCGCCGATCTCAACAGCAATGAAGTGGCCTTCCTCAAACAGGCAGGCCTGTTGAGCAAGTACGGATTCAAAACCCTAGACAACGATCCTCCGCACATCTACATGAAAGACGGTGGTGTGATTCCAGCCACCCAGGGCGGTACTCGTGTCATAGCCGGCGAAGCTGGCAAGAATGAAGCCTTTGTGCCCCTGCCAGATGGACGTCGCATACCAGTGGTGCTGGAAAACTTTGACATTCAGGATCTTGTCAACGCCATCAAAGGAGTCACCAAGGCTCCCACAGCGCGTGATACCAGGGCATCAGATATCAGTCGCAGCATCGTTGATGCCATAAGACCACTGACACAGAGCTTTGAACAGGTCATAGCAGAGACTACCGCTCCCATGAACAACATGGTGGCAAAGTTACAGTCAGTCACACAAGGCGCTGTGCGCACTCCGGGATTGGCAGCAGCAGGCACAGACACTGGTGCTGTACTTGATATAGCCTCTAAAAGATTGTCAGTGGAAGAAAAAATTGCCAAGCTCAAAGAACGAGCACGCAGCACTGAAGAAGGCGCACGTATTGGTGCCAAGAACGATGCCAATATGCGTCTCACCACTGAGCAGAAACTTGAGAAACTGAAATCTCGAGCCAGAAGCACCGAAGAGGGTGCCCGCATTGGCGCTAAGAACGATGCCAACATAGGTCTCACGACCGAACAAAAGTTGGCCAAGCTCAAAGCCAAAGCACGTAGTACAGAAGAAGGCGCACGTATCGGTGCCAAGAACGACGCCAACATGGCTCTCACTACTGAGCAGAAGTTTGAGAAACTGAGATCCAAAAAAACCGAGCAATCTTCTCTAAAGACGATGCAGCAAACTTTTGATCAAGTCAACGGTAAAGTGTCAGCAGCGATGCCAACCCCAGATGGCATGGATTTTGAATCCCTAACCTCAAGCATACTTAATGATTCCTTTGGGGATCTGAACGAGCAGATACAAGCTGTGGATCTTGACGGCACAGACATGATAGGTGAGATGATAAGCCGTCCCATGCAGGCCTTTGCAGATGTCAGCACAGCGGGTTTGGGTGGATTGCCTGAGAATCCGGCTGGCATGACTGCCATGGGCTCTCCTTCGCAATCACTGATTGCTCCCAACGTCACATCGGCACTCACTGACATAGAAAATGTGTTTGCCAAGGCTGGTATGACACCAGGCAGCACTGCTGCTGCGGCAGCACCGGTACCGGCGCTGGGCGCTGCCCCTGAAATGGCCGCTGGAGGCATGACCGAGATGGTGACCCAGCTCACTAAACTCATCGATCTCCAGAGCCGCAGCAACAAGATCTCTGAAAAACTGGTCAGGGTCTCCACAAGCTAAATATTTCCATGAGCTGGAAAAAGTATTTCAAAGTATCAAACGAGTATGGACAGCTCAGTCCAATATCGGGACGCGGCGCCGATGGCCTGCCAGGCTATGGTCGCAACAGCGTGGTTGACCCTCTGCGCGGCCAAGCCGATATAGTTTATCGCAACTACGCCAGCAGGCTGCCTGAAGTCTACAGTGGTCACCCCAATCGTATCGAGCGCTACAATCAATACGAACAAATGGACATGGATTCTGAGATCAATTCATGCCTGGATATCCTTGCAGAATTCAGCACCCAGACCAATCCAGATACCTCCATGCCCTTTGACGTGCAGTACACTGAAACACCCACCGACAACGAAGTACGCATCATCAAGCAGCAACTACAACAGTGGGTCAAGCTCAACAAACTGGATCAGCGCATTTTCCGTATTTTCCGCAACACCATCAAGTACGGCGATCAAGTGTTTGTGCGCGATCCCGAAACCTTTGAAATGTACTGGGTGGACATGACCAAGGTTGCGCGTGTGATCGTGAACGAAAGCGAGGGCAAGCGTCCTGAGCAGTATGTGATCCGCGACATCAACCCCAACTTCCAAAATTTAACAGTTGCGGCCAAGACCACCACGGATTATCAAAGCAATCCTCCCAGCTCGGGGTATGTAGCGCCTTACAACTACACAGTGCCCACGGCGGGAGCCGGCGGCGGCGGCATTGGCAAGAGTCGTTTCGCAGCAGCCATGAACGAAGCTGTGATTGATGCCAAGCACATCGTACACATCAGTCTCACTGAAGGTCTAGATTTTTACTGGCCGTTTGGACAGAGTGTGCTGGAAACTATATTCCGCGTTTTCAAACAAAAAGAACTCTTGGAAGACGCTGTGTTGATCTATCGCGTGGCTCGCGCACCAGAACGCAGAGTGTTCAAGATTGACGTGGGCAGCATGCCCAGTCACATGGCCATGCAGTTTGTGGAACGGGTGAAAAACGAAATACATCAGCGCCGCATACCCAGCTACACTGGTGGCGGTCAGCACATCATGGATTCTAGCTACAACCCACTCAGCATCAACGAAGACTACTTCTTCCCCCAGACCGCCGACGGTCGTGGCAGTTCAGTGGAAACCCTGCCGGGTGGCAGCAACCTAGGCGAGATCGACGACCTCAAGTATTTCAACAACAAGATGTGTCGCGGACTGAGGGTACCTAGCAGCTACCTGCCCACAGGACCCGACGACAGCGATCGCCCACTCAACGATGGTCGTGTGGGCACTGCTCTCATACAAGAATATAGATTCAATCAATATTGCGAACGCCTGCAACGGCTGGTGGTTCAAAAACTGGACGATGAATTCAAGATGTTCATGCGCTGGCGCGGATTCAACATTGATGCGGGTTTGTTTAACATCAGATTCAATCCTCCCCAGAACTTTGCCAGCTATCGCGAAGCCGAGCTTGACACCACACGTGTCAGCACATTCACACAGCTGGATGCACTGCCTTATCTCAGCAAGAGATTCCTGTTGAAGCGTTATTTGGGTCTCAGCGAAGACGAAGTGCGCGAGAACGAAGAGCTCTGGCAGGAAGAGCGCACCGAAGCCACAGCTCCTCCTGCGGCCGGCACTGACCTTAGATCAGTGGGTGTGACACCAGCTGGCATCGAATCAGATCTTGATACAGCAGCGGAACTATCGGGGTTGGGCGCTGAGCCCCCAGGTGGTGCACCTGCTGCAGGAGGCGCTCCTGGTGCAGCACCGGGACAACAGCCTGCTGCTGGCGCTGCCGCACCTGCTGCTGGCGCTCCCACTGTATAAATACCAGCATGATTTTGGTAGAACTTTACCAGCGAGAAAAAGAATCCTATCAGGACGTGGGTCAAGATAACTCACGGCCCAAGCTGGGTGACTTGAGAAAAACCAAATTGACACTGGCACAGATCAACAAGTTGCGCAAACTCAATGATGTGCGAGCAGTGGAATTCAAGGAAAAACTAGCCAAAGTCAAGGCACAATATGCACCTCCTGTGCAGCCCATGATGTAATTTCTCTGGCATTTGCCGCAATTTTCGCGAAAAAATCGCCGATTATCACAGCGTTTACGACGTCAGTTGTAAATAATTTACAGCCATTTACCTTGAGGAGGATTTATGACCAACAAATTTGAACAATTGATCGAATACGTGATCAATGACGAAGAAGACAAAGCTCGTGAACTCTTTCATGAGATAGTAGTGGAAAAGAGCCGCGGCATCTACGAAGAAATGATGAAGAAAGACGAACTCGAAGAAGCCGAAAGCACAGAACAAGAAGACGAGAAAGCTGAAAGAGCTGGTCGCAAAGTCACCAAAGACATTGAGTACGATGACAAAAAAGACAAGATGCATGAAGGCGAAGATCTTGACGAAGCCCTAGGCGGCGATCAAGCCGACGATCTCATCGACGATGTAGAAGTTGAAGAAGTGGGTCTCGGCGAGGCCGACGGCGAAGACGATCATCACGCTGACATGGGTGGAAATGAAGAACTCGAAGATCGCGTGGTTGATCTTGAAAAAGAAGTAGAAGAGCTCATGGCAGAGTTTGAAAAACTCATGGGCGATGATAACATGGGGTCTGATGACCTAGACATGGATGTCGAAGTTGACGATGTTGACCTCGGCAGCGACATGGACGCAGAAGAAGTTGTTGACGATGAGCTTGAGACCGAAAGCATGAAAATGCCCATGGAAGAAGCTGTCAACCTCAAAGCAGCCCCCAAAGCAGTGACCAGCGAAGAATCTGGCATCAACACCAAGCCTGTGGTGGCCGCCAACAGCGGAGCCAAGGGTGCGGTAGCCAAGCCAGTAAAAACTGACACTGCTGCAGAGACTGGTCGTTCAGCACCCACCACCAAGGACTTGATTGGCAAGGTGCAGAACACACCAGCACAAAACACTGTCAAGCTTGGTGATGCGCCAAAACCGCAACTCAAGCAAGAGACAGGTGTCAACACCAAGACACCTTTCCCCAAGCAGTAAGGAACCCAAGGTAAATGGCATCTTATCTTAAAGAATACCTTACCTTTGACCAGGCCCGCATCATAGTGGAAGGCACTGGCGAAGGTAAGGATCTTTACATGCAGGGGATCTGCATCGAAGGCGGTGTTAAAAACGCCAATGAACGTGTGTATCCCGTGAATGAGATAGAAAAAGCCGTTGGCACCATCATGGAACAGATCAAGACCGGGCATTCGGTCTTGGGAGAAGTTGATCATCCCGATGATCTCAAAATCAACCTTGATCGTGTGAGCCACATGATCATGAACATGTGGATGGATGGACCTTGTGGCTACGGTAAGCTTAAAATATTACCCACGCCCATGGGAAATCTGGTGCGCACCCTGTTGACCAGCGGAGTCAAACTGGGTGTCAGCAGCCGTGGCAGCGGCAATGTAGGACACAATGGACATGTCAGTGACTTTGAAATAGTCACTGTGGATGTGGTTGCCCAACCCAGCGCTCCCAACGCATATCCCAAAGCTATCTATGAAAGCTTGATGAATATGCGTTACGGACACAAAATGCTTGATTTAGCACGTGAAGCTGGGCAGGACAACAAAGTACAGAGCTACTTGAAAGAGGAAATCAAACGCCTGATCAAGGAGCTTAAACGTTAGGAGAAATCGATGCTAGAAGCACTCAAACCCTTGCTCGACAGCGGCCTAATCAACGAAGACGTCAGCCAAGAACTCAACGAAGCTTGGGAACAAAAGCTGATGGAAACTCGTGAGCAGGTACGTTCTGAACTCCGTGAGGAATTCGCACAACGCTTTGAGCATGACAAAAACAACATGGTCGAAGCTCTAGATCGCATGGTAACCGAAGGTCTTGAAGAACAAATCCAATCGCTGCAGGCCGAACGGCAGGCACTGGTTGAAGACAGAGTCAAGTTCCAAAGCACAATGAATGAAAGCGCCACAAAGTTCAACGACTTCATGGTGTCAAAGCTGGCTGAGGAAATTGGCGAGTTGAGAAAAGATCGCAAGGCACACACCCAGGCTCTAGCCAAACTGGAAGAATTTGTGGTGCATGCCTTGGCCCAGGAAATCACAGAGTTTGCTCAAGACAAACGTGATTTAGTGGAAACCAAAGTGCGTCTGGTCACAGAAGCACGCGGTAAACTGGAAGAACTGCAGAGACGCTTTGTCAAGGAATCTGCAAGTAAGCTGGGAGCCACTGTTGCCGAGCATCTAAAACAAGAACTCACACAACTGCACGAAGACATTCGTGTGGCGCGTGAAAACACATTTGGTCGCAAGATTTTTGAAGCCTATGCTGCTGAATTTGCGCACACTCACTTGAACGAAAATCAAGAAGTGCGCAAACTTCGCAAGGATCTTGAAGCCAAAACTTCACAATTGAGTGAAGCCGCTAAAATCATTGGCCAAGCCAAGAAGTTAGTGGAATCCAAGGATCAAGAGATCAAAGTGATACGCGAATCCAATGAACGCACTGCGGTCATGGAAGAGCTGCTTGCACCTCTCAACGAGGACAAGCGAACTGTCATGAAAAATCTCTTGGAAAGCGTGCAGACGTCCCGTCTCAAAAACGCTTATGAAAAATATCTACCAGCCGTTCTCAACAACGCTCCTGCGAGCAGCCGTAAAGTGATCGCAGAAAGCGTGAAAGAAGTCACTGGTGATAAAGTCGTACCACCGGCGTTGCAGGAAGATCGCAGCAATGTGATTGACATCAAACGCTTGGCTGGTCTATAAAAAAAGTTAGAGGAGACAGAAATGTCACAAGAACTATTAGAAAGCCGCTGGGACGAGACCAAAGAAGCCCTCATGGAAGGCCTCCGTGGCAATCGTCGCAACGCTATGAGTGTGATCCTTGAAAACACTCGTAAGTATTTGAAAGAAAACGCTTCTGCAGGAAGCACAGTCAGCGGCAACATCGCCACACTGAACCGCGTGATCCTCCCAGTGATACGACGTGTCATGCCCACTGTCATCGCCAACGAAATCGTTGGTGTGCAGCCCATGACCGGCCCAGTGGGTCAGATCCACACTCTGCGCGTTCGTTACGCCAGCACCATGACGGACCAAACTGCTGCTGCCACCAGTGTCACAGCCGGTGAAGAAGCATTGAGCCCGTTCAAGATTGCTGTTGCTTACTCAGCCGGTCCTCGTGGCGCATCCAACGCTGCCACCACACAGACTGCTGCTGAAGGCTACGCAGGTGGTGCCACAGCCACAATGGAAGGCAACGGTGGTCGTCAGATCTCTGTGCAAATCCTCAAGCAGGCTGTGGAAGCCAAGACACGCAAGCTTCAAGCTCGCTGGACCTTTGAAGCTGCCCAAGATGCTCAAGCCATGCACGGCATTGACGTTGAAGCAGAAATCATGGCAGCCTTGGCACAAGAAATTACTGCTGAAATCGACCAGGAGATCCTCCTGTCGCTGCGCAGCTTGGCCCAGACTGAGTTCACATACAACCAGGCCACTGTGTCGGGTACCGCAACATTCGTTGGTGACGAACACGCTGCTCTAGCTGTTTTAATCAATCGTGTTGCCAACTTGATCGCACAGCGCACACGTCGCGGTGCAGGTAACTGGGCTGTTGTGTCACCAGCTTCGCTGACAGTGTTGCAGAGCGCAACAACTTCAGCGTTTGCCCGCACCACAGAAGGCACATTTGAAGCCCCAACAAACACCAAGTTCGTTGGTACGCTCAATGGCGCCATGCGCGTGTTCGTTGACAGCTATGCCAGCGACAGCACACCAGTGCTGGTTGGTTACAAGGGTTCGTCAGAAGCAGATGCGGCAGCATTCTACTGCCCATACATCCCACTGATGAGCTCAGGCGTTGTGTTGGATCCCACCACTTTTGAACCAGTGGTGAGCTTCATGACACGCTATGGCTACATCGAACTCACTAACACCGCGTCAAGCTTCGGCAACGCCGGTGACTACGTGGGTGAGATCGCTGTATCGAACCTGTCGTTCTCCTGATCGACACTGTTCATTGCGAACGAGAAAGGGCCGCAAGGCCCTTTCTTTTTGGCGGTTCTAAGTAAATAACACATGTCCACACAACAACCACTGCCAGTAGATACCAACACAGTGCCAACACCCACTGTGCCTCAGTCTGAGATTAAACGCCAACCTGCACCGGTTGGCGAGCCAACGCCGCTGACGCCAACCGTGCCGCTGTCACAGATTGATCGAGCTCCCGCGCCACTGCCAGTGGTCACTGTGCCGACCGTGATCCCGTTGTCATCTATTGATAGGCAACCGCAACCGGTCACACAGGATCCCGCGGTGGATAGCGCTGCGCCAACACCAACAGTCACGGTCACTGACGCCACGGAAACCGTGCCACTGCCTGACGTGGAACCGCGTCAAGGTTCTCGCACCTCAGTAGTGTATTTGCCAGTGGCCCAAGACGGCGACGTGGTAGTGGCAAGAACAGCTTTGTTGAATTTCTTTGGCAACGGCGTAACAGTTACCAGTGTCAATGGACTTGTAGCCAACATCAACATTCCAGGCAGCGTGGCTTCGACTTACGGCGACGCCAACGTAGTCAATCTTTTGTCTACGGGTCTTGCGGGCAACATCAATCCCAGCGCCAACGCAACTTACAATCTGGGTAACCTTACTAATCAATGGAACAGTCTCTGGGTGGCCAACAACACCATTTATCTAGGTGGTGTACCTCTTAGCCTTATCACAGGCAACATATTGACCATAAACGGAGAACCTTTGCTATCGAACGACAGCAACACCACTATCCAGACCACGGGTAATGTCGCAGCCACGGTGTTAGTTGCACAGGAATATATTCAAGCCAATGCTGTAATTGGCAATGACACAGCGATACTGGCCAACGGATCTCAGCACGTACAGGCCTATGCCCAAGCAGCTGGGTTTGGCATACAGACGTACAATACCACTTACAAAACATGGTCATTTGACAACTATGGTGTGTTGACCGCGCCTGGCAACATCACTGCCAATGGCAATGTCGCAGCCAACTACTTCATCGGTGACGGTAGCCAACTCACGAACTTGCCGTTTGATTCTACCATGATTGAAAACGGTACCAGCCAGATTGACATACCCACTGCCAACAGCAACATCTACGTGGGCGTGGCAGGTATAGGCAGCATAGAGTTCACTGCCGAGGGCATCAATGCACTGAATCTTCGATCCCTGGGCAACATCACTGGGGCGACTGGCAACATCACCGGCAATCTCTCTGTAGGTAACATACTCACTGACAACTATTTCTACGCCAACGGTGCGCCCTTTGTGTCGTCTTCTACAGGCAATATCACGTTTACCGATACCACGATGTCGCCTCCAGATGGGCAGGACATCTTCATCACTGCGGCCAATTCAGAAGTAGAGATCACGGGCCTAGATTTCCGCGTGGA